CATCACACCTGGACGAGGAATCGGCCCGCCTGAAACAGGAGCTTGAGAAGCTGCGCAGCGGCTTCAAGGAGAGCGGAGACGGCGCAAAGGAGTTCGGCGAACGCGGCGCGGCAGCACTGCAGGACATCAGCGGGATGCTGGCTGCGGCCGGGATCACGAAGGCCCTCAAGGAGATCTACGAGGCGTACTCCGCCTGTGTGGAAGTCTCGGCTGATTTCGAGCAGGCCATGTCAAACGTGGAGGCTATTTCCGGCGCGAACGCAGAGGAAATGACCGCGCTGACCGAAACGGCCAAGGAGCTCGGCGCGACCACGGCCTTCACCGCGCAGCAGGTGTCCGAGGGCATGAGCTACATGGCCATGGCCGGCTGGAAAACCAACGACATGCTGGCCGGCATGGATTCCGTGCTTGCCCTGGCTGCTGCCTCAGGCGAAGATCTTGGCAGCGTCTCGGACATCGTGACGGACGCGCTGACCGCCTTCGGCCTCAAGGCATCCGACACCGCACGCTTCGCCGACGTGCTGGCGGCGACGGCCACAAACGCCAATACCAACGTCGGCATGATGGGCGAGACGTTCAAATACGCCGCGCCTGTCGCCGGCGCTCTCGGCTACAGCGTCGAGGACGTGGCAGTGGCCGTGGGCCTGATGGCCAACTCCGGCATCAAGGCATCGCAGGCAGGCACCACGCTGAAAAACATCTTCAACGGCATCCTGGGCGGCGTATCGCTGACCAGCGAGGCCTTCGGCGACCTGGAAGTGTCCTTCGTGAATACGGACGGCACGATGATGGATCTGGCGTCCTCCATGAATACCCTGCGCGGTTACTTCGAGCAGATGACCGAGGCAGAGCGCGTACAGAACGCCATCAACATCGCCGGTCAGCGAGGCTATGCAGGCCTGCTGGCGATCCTGAACTCCACCGCCGAGGATTACGATAAGCTGACCAGCGCCATCAACAACAGCTCCGGCGCCGCGCAGCGCATGGCCGACATCAAGCTCGACAACCTCAACGGTCAGATGACCATTGCGAAGTCCGCCTTTGAGGGGTTGGAGATCGCCGTCGGCGAGCAGTTCCAGCCGGCGCTTATGCGTCTGTACAGCACGCTTGCGGATATGACTGGCGGCCTCACGGAGTTTGTGAAGGAAAACCCGGGCGTTGTGAAAGCAATCGCGGCAATATCCCTCGGCCTTGCGGCCTTCACCGCGGCAATCGTTGTGGCAAAAGTGGCGATGATCGCATTTAACGCCATCTGCGCAATGAACCCCTATGTTCTTTTGGCAGAGGCGATCCTTGCCGTCGTCGTTGCGCTCGGCACATGGGCGCTGATGGAGGAAGAAGCCATCGACCCGATGGAGGAGCTTGTCAGCACCAGCCAGGAGCAGGCGGATCAGCTCGAGGCGCTGCGGGCAGAATACGAAGCTGTTGCGGAAGCGGAGGGAGAAACCTCTGCAAACGCCATTCTGCTGCAGCGGCAGATCGAGGAGCAGACTGCCGCCTTTGAGGGAAGCAAACAGACGCTGCAGGAGTACCTGGATGCGCACAACGCCATCTACGAAGCTCACGGCACCCTGATTTCTGACTATAAGGACACCACAACGGCGATCACCCAGGATCGGGAGGGCGCCGAATCTCTGATTTTCAAGCTGCAGGAGCTGGCATCCAAGGCGAGCCTGTCCTCCGGCGAACTGCAGGTATTGCAGGCGGTCATCGAAGAACTCAACGAGCTCCTTCCGGACGCCAATATCACATATGACGTTTCCACAGGCAAGCTGAACATCACGACCGAGGACCTCGAAGCCATGGCGCAGGCCGCTGCCGACGCCCGGCAGCAGGCCGCGGATCTGGATGCGTATATCGCTTCCGTCCAGGAGCACGAAACACTGAAACGGACCGCTGAGGAAGCGCAGGCGGCATATGATGCGCAGAAACGCCAGACCGAAGCGGCCGAGGCGGCGTGGGAAGCCTCCAAGAAATATTATGACACCGCCAACGGGCAGCAGATGACGTCCGACACCGGCTTGTGGGAAAGATGGCAAGCTGAGAGCGAGGCACTGCAGGTGATGCAAGGCGATCTCGACAATGCGAATAATGCGCTTGCCGAGAACGAAGCACTTCAAAACCAGCTAAGCGAATCCATCACCGGATATGTCGATGCGACGGAGGCCGCCGCCGAAACCACCAACAGCGTCAGCGAGGTCATCGGCTCGTACACGGATGAAATCAACCGGCTGAACGGGGCCTATGAAGAGGCGTATGCCGCGGCCAAGGATTCCATTGAAGGGCAATACCAGCTCTGGGACGAGGTCGCAGACGTCAGCGCGACCAGCGTTGATTCTGTGATCGGGAATCTCGAAAAGCAGAAGGAATACTGGAACGGCTACAACGAGAACATCCAGGCCGTGCTCGCGTATTCCGGCGAGATCGAGGGCCTGTCCGACATGGTATCCACCTTTGCCGACGGCTCCGCGGACAGCGTGAACATGATCGCAGGCATGGCGGAAGCCGCCAAGGCCGGCGACTCTTCGAAGATCCAGGCAATGGTCACCGCCTGGCAGGAGAATAAGACGGCTCAGGACGAGGCGTCGCAGAGCCTTGCTGATCTCACAACGAACTATTCCACGGAAATGGCTCGGATCGCAAACGAGATCGCCCAGGACGTGCAGAACATGGACCAGTCCAGCGAAGCATACGCCGCAGGTCAATCGACGATCCAGAGCTTCATCGACTCCGCCAACGCGATGCTGCCGTCGGTTCAGGCCGCATATGCCAGGATCGGGCAGGCGGCGGCGAATGCGCTGCGCGCCAATCAGCCCAGCTTGCCAACCGGCAGAGGCTACGCCTCCGGCACGGATGACGCCACACCCGGCTGGCACAAGGTTGGCGAGAACGGCCCGGAAATTATCTGGTTCAACGGCGGCGAAGCCGTATGGAACGCCCGAGAAACCAACGAATACCTGAACGCCATGAAAAAAGAGCCGGTCCCGGTGACCTCCGGCTCATATGGCGACACGTCCGTGCATCTCACCTACGCGCCGCAATATCATCTTTCCGGCGCTTCGGACACCGCGGAGATCCGGGCCATGCTCGCGGAGCGTGACGAGGAAATGAAGCAGCAGATCCGCGAAATGCTGGCCGAGGAGTCCGTGGATGCCGCAAGGAGGGCTTATGTATGAGCAAGACCTATACCACCGTCCAGGGCGATATGTGGGACGGGATCGCCTACAAGGCCCTCGGGAGCACCGATATGACGGACCGGCTGATGCGCGCCAATCCGCAGCACATCCACCGCTTCACCTTCCCGGCGGGTGTGGAGCTGGTATTGCCGGAGGTTGACGATACCATCGGCTCCGACACGATCCCGCCATGGAGGAGGTCGGAAGGATGAACTATGCCAACGCTGACATTGCCAGACGCACCGAAGTGCAGATCATCTTCGCCGGCACGGACATCACCACTGACATCAGGCCGGATTTCCTTTCACTGGATTATACGGACGTCGAGGAAGACGAAACGGACGATCTGCAGATCACGCTGCAAGATGCTGCAGGGATCTGGATGATGAAATGGCTCAACGAGGCTGTGCAGGCCGCGGCGAAAATGAAGGCTGTTACAAAATCTGCCGCGGACAGCGGCGGGGGCGGCACGACCTATCAGGTTACGCCTGCCATCGGCCTGAACGTGCGGGCAGGCCCCGGCACCGGCTATGCGCGGATCGGCGGTCTGTCCTGCGGCACAAAGATCGAAGTTTCTGCGATCTCCAACGGGTGGGCGACCATCCAGTACAGCGGACGCACCGCTTATGTGTCCGCAACTTATATCAAGCAGGTCGGGGCTTCCGGGGTATCCTCCGGAGGCTCCAGCTCGTCTACGCAGGTATCCGGCATGAAGATCCAGGCTGTTATTGTCCAGCGCAACTGGTACGGCGACGGCAAGGACATGGTTCTGGACTGCGGAGAATTTGAGCTTGACAGTGTCAAGGCGGCAGGGCCGCCCGCCGTTGTCACGATCAAGGGCACGTCGCTGCCCTATGCGTCCGTGGTGCGGCAGACCAAGAAGAGCCGTGCATGGGAGGCGTACTACCTCTCCGGTATCGCAAATGAAATTGCGGAAAATGCCGGTATGGGGTGCATGTTCCTCACGGGAAAGAACCCGTATTATACGCGGCGCGAGCAGTATAAGACCAGCGACATCACATTCCTGTCCGGCCTTTGCAAAGACGCAGGGATCAGCTTGAAGGTGACGAACAACATCATTGTGCTGTTCGACCAAGCGACCTATGAGCGCAAGAAAAGCGTCATGACCATCAAGCCCGGGGACGGGAGCTATAAAAAATACACTCTTTCCGTCGGGAAGGCGGAAACGGAGTATCAGTCCTGCCGGGTGCGGTACACCGACCCGGCCACCGGGCGTTGCATTTCCGGCATCGCCTATATCGAAGACTACAAGGAAGACAACGAGAAGAACCAGCAGCTGGAGGTCACGGCGAAGGTGTCCAATGCCGCGGAAGCAAAGGCGCTGGCCACGGCTCGGCTTCGGCTGCACAACAAGTACATGCGCAGCGGGAGCTTTACCCTGGTCGGGAATGTGAATGCTGTTGCCGGCGCGAACGTCACCCTGGAAGGATGGGGGATGTTCGACGGTAAGTACGTGATCAAAAAAGCCAAGCACAGCGTCGGGAAAAACGGATACACAACGACCATCGACCTGCGGCTCGCATTGGAGGGATGATCCATGATTGACCAGATCCTCGACGGCATGGTGCGCGTCGGCACCGTCACAGACCGAAATGCGGACGAGCATACGGTACGTGTGTATTTCCCGGACGTGGACATGACCTCCGGATGGCTGCACTGTCTGCAGGCGTCCGGCGCTGCGTCATGCTCCAGCTCCGGCGGGCACAAGCACCAGGCGGGCGGCGAGGACACCAGCGAAGCGGGTTCCCACAGCCATACCGTCAGCCTCGGCGCCTGGACGCCGGCAATCAATGATACCGTCCTATGCCTGTTCCTCCCGGTGCAGGATGGGGACGGTTTTGTATTGGGAGGGATCTGAATGCAGGTAGGATGCCTGGGTAAAATCCCATTCAAAGTATCGGACGAAGCGGTGCAGACCCTGACCAATTTCCAGTGGTCCGGCTCCGCAGCAATCGCCACACACAATCGGCACATGAACGATTCGCTCACCGAAGCGACCGGAAGGGATCCTGATAAGATCAGCTTCGACATCCGGCTATCTTCATTCCTCGGCGTCAATATCTGGGACGCGCTCCTGAAACTGTGGGATTATGAGCGCAATTACGTTGTATTGCCACTGGTCATCGGCGACAAAGCTTATGGGAAGTATCGCTGGCTGCTGCAGTCGCACACGATAAAAGGGAGATACTTTGACCGGGACGGCAACATGATCGACTGCGACGTGTCGATCAAGCTGATCGAATACGTAAACCTGCGGAGAGGACGGTGACAGCATGACACATCAAGTTTCTGTCAATACCGCCCCGATTAAGCTGGGTGAAGCAGACCGCGTCAGGAGTATTCTGCAGAATGTGTCCATCATCTTGCGAACCCGGTCCGGCACATGTCCCATGTACCGGGAGTTTGGAATCCCGCAGGATTATCTTCACAAGCCGACAACCGTGGCAAGATCCATGATCTTTGCGGAGATCCGGGACGCCGTCGAGGCCTTCGAGCCGAGGTGCAACGTGATCTCCGTGAAATTCGAACAAAACGCAGCCGACGAGCTGACTCCTATTGTGGAGGTGGAAATCCCAGATGAGCAGGAATACTGAATATCAATTCGTATCAAATGACACTGCGGCTCTGCAGGCTGACATGATCGCCATGTATGAGCAGATGACAGGGCTTACCGTACACCCGGCAAGCCCTGAGAAACTCTTCATCGCGTGGGTCGCCGCCGTACTGGTGCAGGCCTACGCCATGATGAATTATACCGGAAACCAGAATATCCCGAGCCGCGCCGACGGCGAGAACCTGGACGCGCTCGGGGAGCTGTTCTATGCCATTGAACGGCCGCAGGCCACATTCGCGGTCTGCACAGAGCAGTTCACGATCTCCTCGGCGCAGAGCTTCGACATTACCATCCCGGCAGGGACGCGCGTCACGGACGCGAGCCGCGCGCTGTTCTGGGAGACGACGGCGGAGGCGACGATCCCGGCGGGTCAGACATCGGTCTCGACCACTATCCGCTGCCAGACCGCCGGCGTGATCGGGAACGGCTATGTTTCCGGCCAGCTCAACACCATCGTTGACGTCTTCCAATATTATGCCTCATGCACAAACACAGCCACATCGGACGGTGGTTCCGACGCGGCCACGGACGAGGAATACTACGAGCTGCTCCGGGCGTCCCAGGACGCATATTCCACCGCAGGGCCCGTCGGCGCATACGCCTACCATGCACGCCGCGTTTCTACGGAAATTGCCGACGTGAAGGTCGTGCGGCCGGAACAGACAATCGCCAAAACAGTCCCCGTATATGACGGACACGCATTCCTCGGCGGCGACAACCTGCGCCTTGAAACGCTGGTCATCACAGGCGGGACGCTCGGCACCGACTACACGGTGGATTACGCCAACGGGCTGCTCGACATCACCATTGATCCCGGCGGCGCGCTCGCGTCCGCGATTTCCGTGTTTGTGTCCATCCGCTCCATCGACGCGGGGTGCATCGACATCTATGCGCTGATGTCGGATGGCAGCGCTGCCAGCAGCACGATCAAGAGCCTGATCCTGGCAGCCTGCAGCGACGAGACCGTGCGCCCGCTCACGGACAAGGTGAGCGTGAAGGATCCGGTCAGCGTCTCGTACAACATCGATCTGACATACTACACATCCGACGAGAACACCGCCTCTGCGTCAGAGGTCACCGCCGCCGTCAATGCGGCCGTCGCTGAATACAAAGCGTGGCAGTCGGCCAGGATCGGACGCGACGTCAACCCGTCGAAGCTGATCGCCTTTGTCATGGGAACCGGCCTCGTGAAGCGCGTGACCGTCACGGCGCCGGCGTTCGCGTCCCTGCGCGACGGATCCGATCATAACGCGCCGCAGCTCGCCGTCATCGGTACGACTACGATCACGAACGGGGGTGTGGAGGATGACTGATCCCCACGCCATTACCGCCGAGAGCC